TCTTACAATATCTTCCATGATCCGCATCTCCAGATCAGAGTAATTCTTCTCAATCTGTCGGGAGAGCTTATCTTTATACTCCCGGTTCATAGCATCACTCCATTACCTGATTTTGTTCCGGAAGACTCTTCTTTGCAGTAGCTTCATCCTCGTTGTACCACTTCATCCGGTACTCTAAATGCGACATCACACCCATGCTAACATCCTGACGATCCTGCTGACGTTCCGTTTCCTCATCAGTAAGAATAGAATCATTGAAGTTGCACATAAATTCATATCCTGAAGTGTAGAGTCCATTATAAAATGCAAGCCCAGCGACAAAGTCCTCAAGGCAATCCTTTAGTTTATTTTGTATCGCTCCGACACGATTAAATTTCCGCGCCTTTGAAGTCTTTACTTCTGCAGCTGTTTTTTCGACCTGCTGGACATCAGATAGATCCCCATACGCAAGTCCTACGTTAAACTCAATCTCACGGAGATACTTTTCGAGCCCTCGGTTATAGGCATCATCCCGCATTGTAGGAGAGTATTCCTTTAAAAGCTCTTTGTCTTTTCCATCCTCAAGGTTCAGTCCACGGTAAAGCCGCCGGTTCAGCCTCGCCATTCCAAAGCGTCCCGTATTTTTGTCCTGCTTAAGAGCCCTGGAATCCACATGAATAGCCCGCTCGCCCGATTCATATTCCCAGTCAAGCCTTGCCGCCTGAATATCAGCCTTACGGATCAATTCTCTTGCTGATTCAAATACAGATACGCCACATGCTGATCCGTCGATCCGGTTCTTGATCGGATTCCGGTAATATCCAAAATCCATTTGCGACATTCCCGGATAAGTGACCGGCCCGGGATTGATATTTGCCCATTCCTGTACTTCTTCCAAGCTGCATACCTGCCCGATATCAGACGGATCCTGAGAATGATAACACTTATTTTCGATCGTCAAGTTTCCATTTGTGAAATAATGCCTTTCGAACCGGGTAAAATAATCATTGTCTCCTATCCGCTTTGTGGTCAGAAATCCAATGTCAACAGGTTTTCCATCATCACCAAAAGAAATCGGAATGAATTTATCAGCGGTGATATACTCCGCCTTATCTGGTCCAATCGGTTTTATAACGAGTGATCCCAGGCTGAGTCCTTCCTGAAAATTCTCATTCAAATCAGCAATCGTCTTCTGATACACCTGATCCAAACGATCTACACTGACGCTAGACTCCATTTCAATTAAAACGGCATCCGCAAACTCTCTGCAGATGCCCTCCTCAATCTTAAGCGATTTAATATAATCTGTAATCCAATCCGCCTGACCATTCATCATATTTTTCCAGTCATTGATTGAATCAATCATACTTTTGGAAAGAGTAATGTCTTTCCCGGCGATATTTTTTAGTGTCGTATATCCGAACATTCTCTTTACTCCTCTCCAAAATCTTCTGAATCCATCAAACATCTTCCACCTCCTGGATCAGATATTTCATGTCACGCTCTATCGTATATTCAAAAGCGTCCAGACTATCAATGTCAGTGCTGCCATCATCCAAACGCTCATCTTTATCCTTTTCCTTATCCCATACTGCATCAGTAAATGCCGTCTGGAGTGATCCGCAGTCCTCCGTCATCCAAAAGCGCCCTGCTCCCATAAGTCGGAGCGTGCAGTGGATTCGGTCATTAATTGGCCTTTTCTTTGCCGGCTTCACTGCGATCCACGGAAATCGCTTCTCTACTGCATTCCGGATAGAATTACCGAGAACTGTTTCCGCATTATCCCAAAAAGCAGATTCAGCATTGCAATACTCTACGTAATTTGCATGATTTACTATAACCGCATATTTATCTATAACCTCCTGAATGAAGTCACAGAATAGCTTATCGAGCATGTTGCTGTCGATATCCTCTGTTTCATCTTTTGCCATAACCCTTTTTGACGCCAGCACAATCACATCTCTGTAATCGTCTGTATAGCCCCGCGCACAAAAGGCATGTCCTGATTTATTTCCGCCGAAATCTATCGAAAACTCTATCGAAGTAATATCTTCCTTCTGGAACTGCTTTATCTCCGCTGCAGGATCCAACTGATCTACGACCTTGCACCGGAATGCTTCCGGGTTATCCGCAAAACGCTTATAAATAGCTCCTTCTGCTCGCTTCCACAATCCAAGGATCAGGCGATCATAATAAATTGTACCCTCATACTCTTTACATAGCTGTTTCACGAACTCCGGATCCAGATATGGATTGTCGAAAATGGTATACTGCTGCAGGTAGATATCCAAATCAGGATTATCCAGGAACTCCTTCAGCCAGTGGGTCGGATGCTCCGGGTTGCAGCTTCCATCAAAACAGCTATACGGTTTGTCCAGCCTGGACTTGAGCATCTGGAATACCTCTTTGTTCCATTTTGCAATTTCATCTCCATAGCAATACTTGATACTGGATCCTTGAATCTTTGCCACCTGGCTGATTTTTTCAGCTCCAAGACAGTAGACCTCTTCCCCGCAAATATGTGCTACATTTCGATTATTAATTGTACCGATCAGCTTGTCTGTGTACAGCCCACGCATTGGCTGCAGTACGTTTCGTTCTATGGATTCTTTTGACACCCCAAGGATAACATTCAACCCCGGTTTTCCGGCTACAGCCCGGATCCGGAAGGGAATCATGTACGCTGTATCGACAAAAGACTTTCCTGATCGAACGGCTCCGGACTTAATATTCCAGCGGTGCGTTGCATTCAGGATATATTCATTCTGTTTGTTGCTTAACTGCATTCTCGCGCATCTCCCTCAATATGTTATCCAGCTTTTCAAGCGCTTCGTCAGTCTCATTCTCACCAGTAACAGCCTGCTTACGCGCCTTTTTCAGCTCTGTATCGGCCTCACGGTTCCGGATATCCTCATCCGGCTTTCCGGTCTGCCCGGCATATTTTGCTATCGCCTCATAGGCTTTCACATTGCCTGCCAGCCCCTCCTTGATCATGGCCATATTTAAAGCCGACTCCAGAGTACACTCAACACCGAGCGTTTCCAGAACCGGCTTCCACTCTTCACTATCTATTTCAGCAGTCAGCAGCATGTTCAGCGTCTTGCGGAAGTCCGCTTTTCGGCGTCTGGCCTTCCCGCTTGCTTTGCCACCCGCTGATTGTATTTTTCTCTGTTCACTCACTGTTCGTTTGTTAAAAGGAATTAAGTTTTCATAATTCGCCACTTCACCACCTTCAATTCTGGCTTATTATTTCTGTAAAAGCGGAGCACCCGGAGTCGAACCGGGACACAGGGCGCGACCCTGCACATCTGCCGTTGATGATATGCCCGCATAAAGAAAAGAGACACCGAAGTGCCTCTTATAATTTTGTCATCTCAAATTTTTCTTTGCAATTTCGAGATGGTACTTTAAATTATCAATTTCTTTTTGAATCTGCTGCGCTCTATGCGGCGTGGCCTCTAATTCTTCATATAAAGCCTCTAATTGTCGCTCCATTCTTGCAATATCCGAACTTGTATATGTAGGCATATTTCCTCCAATCTCCTGTTCCATTAACACCATCTTTATTATACTCCCGCAACTGACAATAGGCAACAGAAAAAGACGCCCTCTCGGACGTCTTAAACTTGCCTGTTCTTCGGTTTCACCGCTTCAGATCGGACGTTGTGGCCTTGATTCTGATTTTCCGGCTTCACCTTCTCAGTTACGCTGTTGAATTTGTTCAGATTCTTCTGTCTGTTCTGTTGCTCCTGCTGTTTTTTGTTCATGCTATCACCTCGGGGATAGTATGCGCAAGGGCTATAGATATATGTATAAAAAGCTCCTATTGAGATGATTTAACTTTTATCGTGCAACTTTTTATTGAAATCTTCTCTTTCCTGATCCGTAAGCCTCCTCTTGAAGTCTTTACCTTTATATTCATTCTTTTTTGCTATCAATAATTTTAGCATTATACTTACATACCTATAGGAACCACATAGAAAATACAATAACACAAATAAACAAAGTATTCCTATAACAACATAAACTTTTATTGGCAGCGCATCATATGCGTATAGCACACAAATCAAAAAAATATCTAATATGCCACTAAGAACTGTCCTTTTTACCCTTTTAACAAAATCTTCCACGTCTGCATTTTTAAAAAAATAACCCGCCAACCCTTCTTCATCCTTAACTGAGACTAAAGACGGTATCAATATTCCAAACACACTAATAATAATGGATTGAACAGTAATCAATGCAGTAAGCATATCCGAATACGCTTCTCCCAACCAGGGTTTCACTCTTAAACCATATGCCACACCTGTAATTAATGCGGTAAATATCATTGGAATTATCCACTGATAATTTGAATACCAAATCCAAACAGCTTTAGAATCCCTTTTCTTTTTCATTTTCATCATCCTATTCAGATAAAATGGAATGAATTTTTCTTCGGCTACCTCCGTCATAATATTTTTCCACCATTTTTGCAGACATTTCCCTAAAGGTTAATTCTTTTCGTGGTGGTACGGTAAAATCAATCTTATCATAGTATATGTTCTGAAATAAATCATATATACTTGATTTTTGATCATCACTTAAAGTAAGCCTTGCTGAAGAAACTGTTCCTATATTTTCTTCATTTCTCAAATCACTTGCAATATTATAAATGGTATCCTTCTCTAATTCTTTTCCTCGAGCATATCCTAAACCACATTCTACATGGGCAGTATAACATTCAACCTGATTAAATGCTTCAATAACTCTTTCAAAAAACTTTGACCGTTTTGGTCTAAACTGACGGATATTGGCGAACCTGATATCCAGCTTTAGTGCATGCATGTTCTCTAATTCTTCGAGCTGTAATCGATTATCAATAGGTCTAAAATAACACAAATCATCCGGCTCATTAAACGAATTAATATAACTTTCTAATGCATGCACCCCATAGCTTCCTCTGTTACACTGCACCATTGCAATTGACATCTTAGGATCATACAATACAACTGTATTTTTTCCAATATATTCATCATCTTGTAGATCGACATGCCGAGCTTCAGAATCCTTTTCCAAAATATAAGTATTACTTATAACATCAAGTCGCATAAAATTCAAAGCATAAAACATATCTCCATGTAAAGTAGTCATACTTTCTATGCGCCCTTCAATGCCATTCACCTCATGTACTCTCTCCTCATATGTTAATTCCTCCATTCTGGACATCCATTCTAACAAATCATACAATGATTCCGTATATTCACTACCATCAAATGTACATAACTGATAATACTGAAATTTTATACCTACTCTTTTTTTATCTGCCATATTTCCTCCCACACAAACCTTCCAAATCACACCACATTTGTCTAAATAATATACCAAATTATGACAATATTCAACAAATCTTTGTTGTTTTGGTCTTGTGTGGTGGTAAAAATATAATAGAACATTCGTTCTGTATTTTCAATATGGAAATTACTACAAAATCACATAGAAAAACGCCCCACACATTTGTGCAGAGCGTCTTCCATCTATGGTTTGTTATGGGGAAAACAAGCCGTCCAGCATTCCACCTTTCGGCTTTTATAGCATATTAACATTTTCGGTCGGGACATTGTGGGACATTTTCAAAATATCTCTGGATTCTTTTCTTCACATTCTCATCTGTGTACTTAATTTTTCTCTTCGGGTATATCTGATTCATTCTCATTGCCACTTTAGGGTATGAGAGATCATCAATGAAGTACAGCCGGAACATAATCCGCAGCTCACTCTTCTGGATCGTCTGTATGTACTCTTCTACCTGCAGCTGTTTCTCGATCAGATCCGTCTCCAGCATCTGGAGCTTTGCCTGGCGTCTTTCCATCAACGCAACCCGTCGGTTAATCTCCACCTGCGGAAATCCCTTAATCTTCACCGTGCGGATGGGCTTCTTTCCTTTCTTCCCGCAGGTCACCGAATCAGAAACTATTGTCCGCTTCAGCTGATCAATCCGCTTCTGATCTTCGGATATGCGCCGGCGCAAATCTTTGATTTCTTCTTTCATGTCAGCGTATTCACTCAGTATGCTCTTGTCCATCCGCATCACTCCTTATGTTGTATTTCCTGGCCATATACTCTGCCGGCGTCTCATGGATCTGCTCAGCCTGAGCCTGAATCATCATCTGCACACCGACAGGACGACGGAACCAGTCCCGAGCCTTCTGATCCGGTGTGCACTCGGCCAGGCCTTCATAATGACTCTCTCTGTCGCATTTCATTTCTTTCCTTGTTCGTCCGCGATTCATTCTCATCCCTCCCACACGGGCTCATAATCATCACAGCTTGCTATGCAGATATTTAAATCCGGGTCAAATTTCAGGTTTATAGATATGGCATGTAATTCACATCCATAGCATTCACCGCCGTTTCTGCGCTTATATGTCCTCAAGGGCTTCTTTGATCTGTGTTTGCAGTTGCTTATGCTGCATATTGCCTTTGCCATCATCAATCCTCCTCCCACTTCAACCGCTGTCCACAAGCCGGGCAAAAATCTGTATTGCAAGATTTAATGTTTTCGCATCCACACGAAGATCGTCTGAAGTTCGTCTCCGGCATACGGCAGAGCTTTTCGTCCTCACATACTCAACCTTGCTCAGATCCTCATCTTCCGTGATCTCCTTCCTGCATCCCGGACATATGACCGGACTCTGATGCCTTGATATAATCTTTTTTTTGGCTCTATCCGTTATCTTTTTCTCAGCCAACGTATTTTCCCTCCTTCACCGCTTTGATTCTTGCCTTCAGGCTCTGCATTACCCATTCCTGGACATCATCCTTTCTCTCCAAAGCCTGCATCACATCTTCATCCCGTGTTCCCTCGCACACAAGATGATGGATAATCACCCTCTCGCTCTGTCCCTGCCGGTGCAGCCTTTTATTTGCCTGGGTATACAACTCGTAATTCCAGGTCAGTCCGAACCAGATTACGTGGTTCCCGCCCTGCTGCAGATTTAGACCGTAAGCGCTGCTGGCTGGATGAGTTAGAAGGACATTGATCCTTCCCGCGTTCCAGTCATCCTCATCCTTCGTCGTTTTCAGCTCCCGTACCTGCAGCCTTGACTTTTCCAGCGCTTTCAGGATCCGCTCCCTGTCATGCTGATAATTGTAAAATACTAAGGCCGGCTTTTCCTGCAGGGACTCGATCAGCTCCAGAAAGGCCTCGATCTTACAGCTATGTACTTCATGGACGTTCCGGTCGTCGTCATAAATCGCGCCATTTGCCAGCTGCAGCAGCTTATTACTGAGTGCTGCCGCGCTTGTAACGCTGATCTCCTCTTCGTCCTCCGGAAGCTCCAGAACCATCTTCCTTTCCAGCTCCCGGTACGCTTTTTCCGCCTTTCCATCCAGCACAACCGGGATCTGATGATATGTGATTTCCGGAAGCTCCAGATAATCTTCGGCCTTCATGGAAATACAGATATCCGAAATCTTCTCCAGGATGCTTTCCTCTGTCCCCGGCTTTGCCTCGTAGCTGTACACCATTCCGTCCGCCCCGCGCTTGTCCGGCTGGAAATACCGTTCTCTGAACTGGGTGTACCGCTTTCCCAGACGCTCTCCGCCATCCAGAAGATACAGCTGCGCCCACAGATCCTCAAGTCCATTCGGGGAAGGCGTTCCTGTCAGTTCCACCATCCGGCTGATATGGGGTCCGACGCTTGCAAGGGACTTAAACCGTTTTGCCTTATGGCTTTTGAAGCTGCTGCTTTCATCCACAACCACCATGTCAAAAGGCCAGCTGTTCCGGTAATAGTCAACCAGCCACACTACATTTTCCCGGTTGATGATATAGAGATCCGCCGGCGTATTCAGCGCCCGGATTCTTTTTGTCTGGCTCCCCAGGATCTGAGAAACCCGAAGCATCTTTGTGTGCTCCCATTTTTCTTTTTCTTTCGTCCAGGTTCCTTCGGCCACTTTCTTCGGTGCGATCACAAGCACCTTCCTGACCTCGAACCGGTTGTATTTCAATTCTTTCACCGCTGTCAGCGTAGTCACCGTTTTCCCCAGCCCCATGTCCAGAAAAAGCCCCAGTTTTTTAATCTCCAGGATCTTCCGAATACAGTAGCTCTGATATCCATGCGGCTTAAAAATCATTCTGATCCCCTCCTACAGTTCATACCGGCAGTCCAGCGCTTTACTGGTCTCCTCATAGTCCATGTCCTGGAAAAACTGGCTCAATCCATCAATCCCGTAAACTACCCTCACATCCTGCCCCAGCTCCTTAAGTCTCTTACACTGGATGCGCTGCAGGGAGGTCAGACGGCCGCGGTCCGTTTTCAGCTCTACGAATACCGGCCGGCGTCCGGGGAAGATCACAATCCGATCCGGCACCCCGTCGTTTCCTGGGCTGACCCACTTATAGGCTTGGCCTCCCAGCTTTTTTACTTCTGACGTCAAAACTTTTTCGATCTCTTTTTCTAACATCTCTACCTCCACGATAACAGTATCCTCGCGCGCGCACGCGTATGTGCGCTCTCTATTAGGTCACGTAGGTAATATTAGGCGATATATATTTATTACCTAGGTATATTATTTTTTCTTTCTATATAAAGTTTGTTCACACTGTTCACAATAGCTATTATTTCTTGTATTTCTGCGGTTTTTACCGTGAACAATCATGCGACAATACCGTGAACATGTGAACAATCTTGCTTTTTTATCACTTTGTTCACGTTAAGTACGGTTTTGTGCACGCTTAACACTCTTGTGCACATCAATTGTTCACGCTCTTTCGAATCCCCTTTGTGTACCATAGAACCCGTATCTGCGTCTTGATTGATTTGGTTTCCATCCTTTTATGCACCGCATAATGCTGTTGATCTCCATGCTGTCCCGCTTTCCCATATATTTCAGGTCACTCCCGAAGCATTCCTGCCAGATCTCAGCCGCGCAAACTTTTGTCCGCGGCACCAGCTCCACACCTTCCGGAAGATGCAGAGTTCCCTGATAGAACTGCCGGCGCTGCATCAGGGGCATAGAATCCCAGTCCTGAGGGATCTCACGATCCAGGAACTCACGGATCACGCCTTCTTTCGCATAAGCTTCCCTGTGGATTTCCTGCTGTTCTTCCGCCAGTTTTTCTACGTCCTTCGGCAGATATAAGGGCTCTCCCAGCATCCAGTAACAGTACGCCTCCGCCCAGATCTGATCCACCTCCAACGGCAGATCATTCCATATAGATTTCTTTGCCCTGTGCAGCCCCACATCCACCGGCCAGAACCTCCGGTTCCCTGTAGAATCTTTCAGGAACTCACTGTCATTGGATGTCCCAAAGAACACGCAGCGGCGCGGATATTTATTCGTAGTCCTTCCATATGCGGCACGGTATATGTCGTGAGTCTTGCTCAGGAACTGCTTTACGGCTGATGTCTCCTGCTTCGTCATTGCCGTCAGCTCGCCCACTTCATTGATCCATGTGCCCTGGATCAGTTCTGCCGCCTCTTTTCCTTCAAAGGTTGTCAGGGAATCTGAAAACCAGTCTTTCCCCAGAATGGACAGGAATGTACTCTTCCCGATCCCCTGGGGCCCGGTAAAGATCGGCATATAGTCATATTTCACGCCCCCTTCGACTGCCCGGGCTACGGCAGCGCACAGGGATTTTCGCATGACTGCCCTTGTATAAGCGTTATCCTCGGCCCCCAGGTAATCGCACAAAAGTGTATCCACGCGGCGTTTTCCGTCCCATTTCAGCCCCTGAAGGTATTCTCTTACATCATTGATCTTATTCTGGCTGCTTACGATCAGCAGCCCGTTATCCAGCTTTTCACGCCCTGTCAGCCCATAGAATGTTTCCATATATCGGTAATAGCCTGCGTAGTCCACGTCCTTCCAGCGGCGCTTTCCGCAGTGCAGATCCCAGGGCAGGCCCCCTGTTGTCATTCCGCAGGAAGCAAACTCGTCCGTTACGATCTTCCCTTTTAAAAGAGGATCGTTTTCCAGGACAAGCGTTACATTGTTGATTGTCTTTTCTACCCGTCCGTTACTGTCCCTTGTAAGCTTCAGCACCCAGTCTGTGTCTTCCTCTTCCGTGTCCGCTGTTCCGCTTTCTATCCCGAAAACCTGCTTCGCCTGCTGGATCCGTTCCTTTGCCAGAAGTCCGGAAACTCCCTGGTCCTCAGACGCAAGCCGGGTCATGGCCACATAAGAAGGAAGCTTATTTACCGGCGTGCCTTCTTTCGATTCCTGGTCCCGGTCTCCGTATTTGTGCAGCCTGATCAGGTCAAAAGCATTGACCAGCTGTCCGGAGCAGGGATCCGTAGCGTGATGGGAATACAGAAACAGATCCCCGTCATATACAACAGCTCCCCCGGTTGTAGATCCGCCGGTGTAGGTGTATCTTCCAGGGATATCTGTTGGTTCATACATCCCGGGAATGAACTTTTCCATTGCCTGGGAAATCGTATAAGTCCGGCAGAAAGCTCCGATAATCCCTCTCTTTGCGGTCGGATCTTCCTGCTTCGCCACGCGGCGGCGCTGCATAGCGTCACTCCCGGGCACCTGCGGCCATTCCTCCACGTTTCTCCAGTCCCCGTACATCCCCAGCAGTCCGTCCAGGCTGCAGAAAGGATTGTCGTAAAGTTCATATATGTACTCGCCGTCGCTGCAGACGCTGGGCCAGTACATCAGCCGGCAGGGGTCAAACGTCGTCGGATCACAGTATTCCATCCCGATCAGGGCCGCTGCCTTTCTCGCTGCGGGCTCATACTCATCTGCGGTTGCGGTCTTATCCAGCGGCAGGATGACACGGAGCCGCGGTGCATAACCAACATGCTTCCGCGTGCTGTACACAACTGCGGCGCATCCCAGGCCGGACACGCGCTTCAGGATATTTTCTGTCTGTCCTGCCGGGATATTATCCAGATCAAGAGTCAGAAGATCCCTGCCCTGGACATATACACTTTTCCTCCGGTCGTTCAAAAATGTGCCGCCTACAAATCCACCCACGTCTTTCAGATCAGACTGCCGGTTCTTCGGCAGGGCCAGATACTGTTCCATGGTTTCCGGGCTCTGTACCGGGGTCTTAAGCTTTTCAGCAAAGTCGGACCACATGATCTCGCTCTTCGGCCAGTAGGTTGCCTTCCGGCTTCCTGCCGTGCTGACCATCAATTTTCGGTTATACTGCATATCGGTCCTCCTAGTCTTTCATATAGTAACTGCTCTCAAATCCGGCGCCCTTCAGGATTAATCCCGGCGCCCAGGAAATCGGATCGGCCATCAGACTGCAGATCTGATCTACTGTCACGTCCATAGGAGCGTCAATGATTACCTCATCATGCACATGGAAAACAACCTGCAGGCCAAGATGGCTGATTCTCCTGAGCGTTTCCGCAAGACAGTCCCTGGCGATTGCCTGAACAATGTTCTCCGTCATTTTTCCGCCATAAGTAGAATCCACTTCCCATTTCCGGGTCTGCTGTCCTACTGTATAATAGTGGATCGCCATCTTTCCAAATCTGTTCTCCTGCAGAAAAGGTTTCGGATAAAACAGCTTCCGTCCGCTTGGCAGCTGTACGGTTAAAAAGGATTGTCCATACAGCAGGTCTCCCTCCAGACGGAAGATCAGCCCCCGCATAGCCTGTGGTTCAGCCGTTGTCATAGCGGCGAGCGCAGTCTCTTCCACCGCGTACCACAGATCCCGGATCCGCGGGTTTGCATTCCGCCACCGGGTTACGATATCCGGAAGTTCCTCTTCTGTAAGCCCCATGTTCAAAGCTCCCATTGCGATCAATGCGGAAGTACCTCCCTGGTATCCCAGGGCAAGTGTTGCCACTTTTCCTTTCTGGCGAAGGCTGTATTCCGGGTTCCCTTTTACGATCCTCTCGATCGGCACATGGAACATCTGAGACGCCGTGGCCTCATAGATCTTTCCGTGAGTAGCAAAGACTTCATTTACCCACTGTTCACCCGCCAGCCAGGCAATTACTCTCGCTTCGATAGCGGAAAAGTCCGCCACCACAAATTTATGTCCTTCCGACGGGATAAACGCTGTCCGGATCAGCTGGGAAAGTGTATCCGGCACATTGCCATACAAGAGCCGGACTCCTTCATAGTTCTGGGCTTTTACAAGATTTCTGGCGTAATCCAGCGTTTTCAGATAGTTTCTGGGCAGGTTCTGCAACTGCACAAGCCGCCCTGCCCACCTTCCCGTTCTATTGGCGCCATAAAACTGAGTCAGCCCCCGGATCCTGTCATCCTCACACTTCGCCGTCTGCATAGCTGTATACTTCCTGACAGAAGTTTTCCCCAGCTGCTGGCGGATCTCTAAAATACGCCGTACAGTTTTTGGAAGCGCCTCCCGTGTCAGAGTTTCTTCAACGGTTGCCTTCTGAAGGTTCTCCATCTGTACACCCTGTTCCGTCAGCCACTGAAGGAGCTGCCCCGTACTGTTTGGATTGGAAAGTCCTGTAATCTCTACGGCCTCGTCTGTCAGCTCCTGTGTACTGATTCCGTCTATCATAAGCGCTCCGGTGATCAGTCCGGTGTCCACTCTTACCCCGAATGCGTTCATCCGGACATCCATCTGCCAGAGCCTCTCCTCTGTTTCCGGAACAGGGAAAGCACTCAGCCGTTTAAGGATCTCGCTTTCTGTGACAACGTCCTGCACACAATACCCTTTAAAAAGCTTCCATTTTTCCGGGGCATGCAGGGGAAGATTCCATGTCCGCCCTCCGTTACTCTTTGTCGGCTTACAAGGTACGCAGAAATACCGGATCAGGGCCTTTCCTGTTGTCAGCTTCTGTTTGTCCTGGGGAAGGCCGATCGCTTTTCCGGTTGCGTCCAGTCCGGCGGTATACCCGCAGTACAGACCGTGAATCATAGTACACTTCCACTGCGCAAGAGGAGTATGGTATCCTGCCCGGTTCAGGCAGTACCACTCGAAAGCCGCATTATACGCATGTTTTGTGACAGATGGGTCTGACATGCATTTTAAAATCTGATCCGGTATTTTCTCCCCCATTTCCAGATCTACAATCTTAACAGGATCCTCGTCCAGCTTATAAGCAAACAGAAGAATCCCGAAATCTTTGTCCTGCGCATATCGGTAAAGACCCGTTTTGCTAATGTCCGCGCTGCTTCTTGTTTCTATGTCAATGCTTAAATGACGCATTTTTCAACCTCCCTATCCATGTTGAGGAGGGGATGCCCCCTCCTCATTTTTTTACATTGGAAGACCTGTAATCGGGTTGATATTCCCCGCAGGCGTATTCGGATTCCACTGAGGCGCTGCCCCCTGTGCCGGTGCCGGCTGCGGAGCTCCAAACGCCTGTGCCGCTGTCGGAGCACTTCCTCCAAGGGGCTCCCCGTCCCTCACTTTCTTTACCGGGCCGAGACTGCACCCAATCCCCTTTTTCCCGCCGAACATGTACGGGAAGAATTCTACGTTGACCAAAGCATACACACCGCTATACATCTCGGACTGGTTAATCATGGGATTCCCGTTCTGGTCTACAACCTCCGGCGGATAGTCTGTACCTGTGTTGGCCGTAAACACCCAGTGGCCTTTACACTCCGGGCCAAAAGGCATTCCATCAGAAGGCCTTGTTCCATCCCCGTCATGCACGGGAGTTGGAACGATCGGCGGACACACGCCATTCCATTTCCCGGATATTCCCTTCTGTTTTGCCGCTTCAATAGCGGCGTCAATCCGGGCTTTTGTCGCTGTATCAGACTTCGGAACAAGGATTGTGCAGCTGAACTTTTCTTCCGCTCCCGCCTGATGGGCATACGGCTTAAACAGATGTACATATGATAATCTTGCTTCTCCAGTAGTTACGTTTGTAATATCTCCAAAACTCATGTTATTTTTCCTCCTTAAATGCCTCTGCGGCTGTCACTTTGTTTGTAATTGCTTCTCTTCTATCGGATTCCTTTACCAGAGCCGGTTTTCCCGGATGCTTTACAACGAATTCCCCGACTGCGTCCTGGAAGTCTTTCTTTCCTACCAGCTTTTCTACCTGGGCGAGTGTCAGAGGCTTCTTTTCCCACAGCATGGCTTCTTCTGTAATTCCGGCTTTCGTCAGCTTTTCAAATGCGGCGTCCATATCCGTCCAGTCACGGGATCCACGTCCTTCCACAGCTTTCCATCCAGGCACACTCTTTCCGGAAAGGCACTCGGCCAATGCCCACTCTTTCAGGTCTTTCAGCCACTTTTCTACGTCTTCTCCCTGCATAAGGTATAATCCTGCTTCTTCGCTGCTGATCAGCGGAGGAAGTTTGCCCTTATCCGGGCTGAATGCCATCTGCACGTTATAATCAGCCCGTGCGCGGCACTGCTGTTTTGCCCTGCAGAATCGGCACTGCTTTTCTCCCGGACAGAAGTCCCCTTCCCCTTCGATCGCAAGCTCCGCCCGCTCCGTTACATAAACGCCGAACTTAAGCAGTTCGTCCAGGGAACAGTCCCATTCAGAAATGCTGTCCAGACGCGGCTGAATAATGGCCAGATGAATCCGCTTGATGGAATAGAGGATTTTATAGGCTTCAAATGCACCCAGCGCATAAAGCATCATCTGCGGATTTTCCTCCGCGGATACGGGCACGCCTTTTCCGTATTTGAAATCCATAACATAGAGGTCTTCCCCCTGAAGCATAATAAAATCTGCAGTTCCGAATCCCCCCGGAATGTAGGCGCTTAAGTCCAGATGTTTCTCGATCTCTACAGAGGGCTGGGAAGGGAGTTTCACCGACACATCCTTGATGTAACCTAAATATGTATCTGTATGGGTCAGCATTTCATCCTGCCACAGCTCATTTTCTTTCAGTTTTTTAATGGCAAAAGTAAGCTTTCTTTTCGAAATCTCTCCCGGATTAAAATAATTCTTCACCTTCAATTCCGCCAGCTCATGCGCCAATGTTCCCTCCTCCGCCGCTTCTGATCCTGTGTCCGGAAACTGCTCTTCCAGTTTCGCGCTGGGAGTGCATAACAGCCACCTGTGAGCCCCGGAGGCGCTCAAAAGGGCGTGTGCTCTTTCTTCATGTTTCATCAGATCTGTGCCCCCATTCCCCGAAGTGCTGTTGCAAAGTTTCCATACTGATCCTGCGGAAGCTCAACCAGGGAATTTACCCCATAGCTCTGGATCAGCTGCTGAAGCTGCATCTGCATGCCCTTGTCCATCAACGTCATGGCCGCCCGGGACAGGTCATCCCTTGTGTAGCTCGGCGCCGTAGTGGGAACTGCCGGAGCATTCTGGACCGGAGCCGCAGGCGCTGCCGGTGTGGATGCGGCAGGTGCCTGTGCTGCCGGTGCCTGTCCCACGTTCGCATTCGGAAAATGCGGGGCGATCTGCTTGCCGTAAGGAATTGATTTTTCCTCACCGCCCTGTTTTCCATTCAGTTCATCCTTCAGAAGCTCTCTCGCTACTGCTTTCATTTCCTCGAAATCCTTATAAATTACCGTGATCTGTGCCATAATCATTTACCTCCTAATTTTTCAAGCCCTGCACGGGCAATTTCTATGAATTCATCCTCTGTAAGGCTGATTCCTTTTGTCATTTTTTCATGGTCATCTGACCAGCCCCGGATATCCAGCTTCGGTTCTTTCCCGAACCAGCTGATCCGGTTCAGCTCAGTGTGATATACGTCCGTTCCATTCTTTTTCGGAAGAGTAAGGATGTTTTCTTTGATCTCATAACTTGTTTTCGCCATCCTCTATTCCTCCTGTAACCCTATAAACGTATGTAATAGCCTGTCCTTCAGCGCCTCCGGATCATCCGGTGCGACGATATCATCTCCTGCAGCAATCCCGAAAATCAAATCGCCAACAATGGGATTCCCGTGTTTTACAGTTCCATACAGTGCGGATCCCACCAAATTCAGCGGAAGCCCTTTTATAATCCCTTCCTCGTCAACCAGCATGATCACGGATGGATCCTTGAAATAGTCCGCCATGAGCTGCGTGTGGACCGTCTCGAAATGCCCTCCGATCGCGCGCTGAATGTCCCTGAAATCATTGAAATTCACATCAATGACAGAAATTTTGTTGTCAGTCGTTATCTTCACTGTTTTCATCTCTTTACAAATCCCTCTTTTCCGTCTAAAATTAAATTGGATATTTACCAGGGCGCCCGAGCTTGCCGGCTCATGTGGGCGCTCATTCTTTTTCCGGATATCTAAGCTCAAATATCTGACAGATCTGATCCGCTGTAAAAGTTGTATCCTCCGGCATTCCGGAAAAATATCCCATTATCAACGCTGTACGCTCTGCAATACTTCTGTATTCGTCCACCGAGCTTTTGATCCGTTCGTACCACTTTTCAAAATCCGTCTTCTGATCCTGGTTTTTGATGATTCCGAAACGTTCTTCCGTAAATTCGATCAATTCCTCCCGGAATTTATTCTCGCCGGATAAATGCCCTAAAAGCTTCTTTGCGATTTTTGCTGATATATTCATAATCAGGAAATCATATTCCGCAGGGAGCTTTCGATCCTCGCAAACCGCATCCCCGGCAACGCCGATCAGAACCTTGATATCCTGTTCTGTCAATGTATACTTTTTCATCCTTCTCACCTCCTTCACCAGATCGGCCCCGCCTGTAGTATGTAGATAATCACTGCCTGGACTGCATTTAACAGCAGCGACGCTGCAGTGACTCCGACCAGACCTCTGGCCGCCTTGTCTCTCTCCCTGCGGATCGGTGCCGGATCAACTGACTTCAGTGCAGCCGCAGGAATCAGGCTTGTCCTTCTGGAATCAATCAGCTTGATCTCTGCCGGCTCTAATGTTATTTCCTGCATGTTCTTCCCTCCTTTCGCAATGCTTCATTGCATTCTTACATTGCCTCCCTGCCAAGTCGCTCCTTCTCCTCGTCCGGAATCTGCAGAGCCTTATACAGTCCTCTCAATTCCCGCAGAGTAAACTTTGCCGGATCCCGAATCTTTGCGTACAATGTACTTTCCTTCATACCGGCTTTTCTGGCTACTTCCGGAACAGTCGTCCGTCTGACTTCCATCAAATTCTTGATGCTACCGCGGAAAATGCAGTTCTGCTCTTCCGGAATGTTTCTTACCATTGATCTCGGCATCCTATTTCACCTCCCCGTTGAATCACAGTTTACTTGTTACGATAATTACCAGTTGATTGCCTGTTACACTAATCACTTTTTTACTTCTCGCTGTAGAATCTCTTTTGATATTTTCTGATGAACCGACTTCGCTTCTTTGGAAAACTCAATCTCGCCTGATAAGAGTGCTATAGATATCATTTGATTAAGTACAGCGAGTTCTTTTGTTGTAAATTCCACTATGACACCTCTTCCTTTTCATCTGTCTGAAACAAATAATCAAGTGACTTGTCGGGAAAAGTTATCCACACTATCCACATTATCCACAATATTTTGTGGATAAACATATGTTTTGCACTTTATATTGCGTTTTTCACAATATTTTTCTTGACTTTCTATATGTTGTGGTCTACCATTCCATTAGAAGCTTCAATAGTCTAAAAGAAAGGTGGTAATACAATGCCATATCGTAATGCTACAATTTGCCTAAATGGTCATGTAGTATCTCCCAGTAAATCCAATGCTGAAACATTCTGTTCCAAATGTGGAAACCAAACGTACTCCATTTGTCCACAATGCAAAACACCTATACGCGGTTCTTATTATGTTGAAGGTGTTGTTTATCTCGGACATAGGGATTACGAAAAACCTTACTACTGTCACAACTGTGGCACCCCGTATCCGTGGACACAAAAAATACTGGATAATGCTGTAGAGCTTCTTTCTCTGGATGATGAATTAGATAGTTCTTCTAAAGAACTGATTAAAAGTGCCATCCCGGATTTAATTGTTGATACACCTACGACTCCTATTGCCATAGCAAAATATCGCAAAGGAATTGCAAATGCCGGACAAATTATAAAAGACTCTCTTCGTCAGCTTCTCATTGATGTCATAAGCGAAACCGCTAAAAAGACTTTGTTTTCGTAGGCGTTCCGCAGTACATGCAGTAATTATCTGTCTTTAGTATTTTTCTGCCGCATTTAGCACAACGGATATGTTCTTCGTTTGGTGAGGATTTGCCATTGTGCTTTTTTTGGTTGTCTCTCACTATTTTTCTCCTTTCTCATCCGGCGCTCTTGGTTTAAGAAACTTGTCTGTATTTACTTCGAGTGCATAACAAATCCGCGCATACTCATCCAGAGATATTCTTCTTCCTCCATTTAATGCAAGATTCAGTTTTGCTGTATCTATCCCTGTCTTTCTGCTGAGAAAAGCCTGTGTAATACCTCTTTCCTCAAGATATTCTTTTATCATCACACCAATATCCAATGTTCTCACCTCCAAATATCAAGTTTTGTGATGTTGATTACATAATAATTCACATTTCTTGATTTGTCAAGATATTTTTATCGCGTTTCTTGATTTTTTATTTACAAAATCTAAATTTTATGGTATTTTACTTATTACAAGGAGGTGGATTATGAACGAGTTATTAGTCGAAAGATTAAAAGAAGCGCGAAACAACAAAGGATTAAAACAACAAGAGGTTGCAGACCAATTAGGAATTAAAGCAAATACAATAAGTAACTGGGAAAAGGGGCGGACCGAACCCGATATTGATACCTTTGTAAAGCTGTGCCGGATTTATCAAATTGATTGTGCCGCCTTACTTTCAGATGTTTATGCTTTCAAAAGGATAAGCAATGATATATCCCTTGCGGAATACGAATATATAAAAAAATACCGTGATCTCGACGATCACGGAAGGAAGATGGTGGACTTCACCCTTGAAGAGGAATATAAACGCTCAAAAGCTCTGGCAGAACAAGCGCCAGATAATATTGTAGAGATGCCCTCCCATCTAGAAGTCAACGCCGCCCACCAGTCAAAAGGTGAGTTCACAGACGAAGAGCGTCAGGAAGATGAGGATATGCTAAATTGAGTCCGTTTTATTGGACATTTTATATGTTACAATCAGACCGGAGGTGTTGACAATGAAATATGATGTTTTATTGAATGATGCCAATACTGAGGGACTCAGAATAAAAGAGCGTCCTTTCCGCACATACGATGGGCGCATAAAGGGAAACAATATCTATCTTAGAAAAGATATGAATATCGTTGAAAAGACCTGCGTCCTTGCAGAAGAGCTCGGACACCATTATACATCTGTAGGAAATATACTTGATATGTCCGACTCGGGAAACCGTAAGCAGGAGCGTCAGGCTCGTCTGTGGGGATACAACAAACTGATCGGGCTAACCGGCATAATAACAGCATTCCGTGCCGGATGCCAGAACAGACATGAAATCGCAGATCTGTTAGATGTAACAGAAGAATATTTACAGGAATGCATTGACTGCTACCGGGATAAATACGGAGTATATACAGAAGTAGATAATTATGTGATTTACTTCATCCCGAATCTGGCAGTCATGGAAAAGGTATAACCTCGGAAGAGATTATATAAATGTGGTGTTTTCTTAAAATACATACAAAGGAAAGAGAGGAAAAAAACATGAAATGCCCAAAATGTGGATGTGACAATTGTCAAGTCATCACCGAGACAAAAACCAGCGGAAAAGATTTTTCTGTTGGAAAAGGATTATGCGGAGGATTATTATTAGGCCCACTCGGACTATTATGTGGAGCTTGTGGAAAAGGGAAACAGGTTAACTCCGTAAATTACTGGGTTTGTCCGAACTGTGGAAATAAATTTAAAGTATGACAAAAAAAGATAAACTCTGGATATACTCTATGGAATGGTGCAAAAAGTACTGTAGCTGTCATCAAATGCCAGACCGGAGCTTCTTCTTTAAAGGATATCAGTTTCCATTATGCGCAAGATGTACAGGCATAGCTATTGGGCATATTACAGCTTTTATTTTAGCGCCGTTCCACACTTTCAGGTATTGGATAGCGGTATTTATGGCCCCCCTTATTGTAGATGGCGGGCTACAATATACCACCACATACAAATCAAATAACATTAAACGTCTTATTTCAGGTATATTGTACGGATTTTCTTTTACGTCTATCGTAATACGTATTATAAAATCTGTATTTAAGAACGGAAAATAAAAAACCGCCCCGGTGCGCCAACACCAGAGCGATTTTCCTCCACGATTGATGGTATAATTATTCCGCAAATATATTGTATCATCTTCGTGGCAGCCATGCAAGCGGAACACAAGTTCACGCTGGCTGTTATTTTTATACCATAAAGGAGATGATAACCATGCCAACAGCAAGGAAGCTTCCCTCCGGCTCGTGGCGGTGTCTGGTTTTCAGCCATAACGAGCCCGTCTTTGATAAGAATGGCCGACCAGTCATTGATCCGAAGACGGGAAAACAAAAAGAAAAACGTGTTTATGAATCATTTACCTGCGACGATCCCAGTCGATCCGGGAAACGGACCGCCGAAGCAATGGCAGCCCAGTTTGCAGCGACACGGGAAAAGAGAAGCCTGCCTGCGTCACGCCTTACCTTTGGTGAGGCACTTGATAGATACATAGACGAACGCAGTCAGATCTTATCTCCTGCCAGCATACGCAAATACCGAAGTATGCAGCAAAACTGCATGAAGCCACTTGAAAACTACCGGATGCGTGAAATCTCCCAGGACATCATACAGGCCGAAATCAATGCCGCAGCCCTCAAATTGTCGCCTAAATCAGTCCGGGACATGAACGGATTGATTACAGCTGTAATGAACCGATATTGTCCTGATATCCGCCTCCAGATTGTCCTACCAAAGAAACTGCGAGCAGATATCTATGTGCCGACAGAGAAAGAAATAAAACAGCTTCTGCAGGAAATATCCGGCACAATCATGGAAGTTCCTGTTCTGCTTGCCGCATTCGGGGCTATGCGACGCGGAGAGATCTGTGCACTCAACAAAGAGACTGATTTAACTGGAAATACATTTCACATTTCTCGTACAATGGTGCTCAACGAGAAATCAGAATGGGTTGTGAAGGCTCCGAAGTCATATGCTGGTGACAGGTATGTGACTGTGCCTGGCTTTGCAGCAGACAAATTCCGGGCACTTCCCGGTAATACTGTAGGTCTGACACCGAACGACATTACAAACCGATTCAAAACAGTCCTGAAGCACGCCGGGCTCCCCCACTTCCGTTTTCATGATCTGCGGCACTATAACGCCTCGATCCAGCACGCCCTTGGCATTCCGGATGCCTATATCATGCAGTCGGGCGGGTGGGGAAATGATTCAGTCCTGAAAGAAGTATACCGGCACGCTCTTCCTGAAGTTCAGAAAAAAATGGAGAATAAAGCACTGAAATATTTCGAAAAGATGCAACACGAAATGCAACACGGAACACATTAATCATTGTAAATACGGGATTTATAGCGAAATTTTTGAGAGTTCAAGTCTCTTCTTCCGCATCAATCCCGTAATCCATGTGATTACGGGATTTTTGTTTTTCCGTATAAATTCAGGTTTCCGCTGTTGGTTTACGGAGTCCCGCTATTTCAGAATCAGGGAACAAAAGAATCCTTTCTAAATGTAAAGGAGTTATGCAGCATTATAAAAAATGAATATTGAATTTCCCTCCCGGAGTGCTATAATAATCTGTATGGAAGCATAGCTCAGCTGGGATGAGCGTTCGCCTCACACGCGAGAGGTCACGGGTTCGAGCCCCGTTGCTTCCATTTTATTTTTATTTTCCGGACTTTTCTGTCCGGCTTTTTCTTTTTGCCTTCATTGCTACGGACTTCTCCGGACTTTTTTCTCTGCCGCAGTTGCCTTTTGTCCGTGGAATTATTCCGGTCAGTTCTGCCCCTCCTCATCCGTGAGCACACCGGAATGCAGCAGGTCATTCAGAAGTTCTCCCGCTTCCTGCCGGATCTGCGCCAGAGGGGTATTGTCTTTGTGCGCCTCATTCACGAACCCCAGCATTCCAAAACACACAAACCCTGCGATCTTTTTGGGTGAATATTTCAGCCGGAGCCTCTTTTTTACATGAAGCGTGTGCATCTCCACCGCATCAAGAATAATGCTGTACATGCGGGAGGCCAGATAAGGATTTTTCTCCGGATTTGCATGCTGAAAAAAATCAAACCGGTCATAGTAAAGCTCCAGAATGCTGTCCAGCATATTCACATATCCTGCCGCAAGCCTTCCGGATGGATTGTTTTCTTTCTGTCTGCGATAGTAATCCTCTGTCCCGATCCGCAGCATATCGTCAAATATTTCATCCAGAAGCGCATATTTGTCACTATAATGGGAATAGAACGTAATTCTGCTGATCTCGGCCTGCCTGCACAGTTCTGTAATGGAAATGTGCTCAAAATCCTCTTTTGAAAGTATCTCAATCATAGCTGCCTTCAGACTGCGCTTTGTTTTCGTAATCCGTTTATCTTCCATTTCCTTACACCTTTTATTTTTCTGTATAAATAACTTACATTTTACAGTTTTTGTTCATTGTTATTCCGATACTGTTTTGCTATAATTTTAACACCTGTTAAAATAACGTTCAAGCAAAGGGGGATCACTATGTCTGGAATTGCAATTATGACGGACAGCAACTGCGGTATTATGCCGGAGGAAGGCAGAAAACGTAATATCCACGTTCTTCCCATGCCTGTAATTATCGATGGGCACACTTACTTCGAAGGCGTAGACATTACCGCAGACGAGTTTTATAAAAAGCAGGCCTCAGGGGCAGAAATTACCACATCTCAGCCTTCCCCCGGCGACGTCACGGACATGTGGGACGACCTTTTAAAAGACTATGACCAGGTTGTTTTTATCCCCATGTCATCCGGACTGAGCAACACCTGCCAGACCGCTGTTATGCTCTCAGATGACGAGCCGTACAAAGGGCGGGTATTTATTATAAACAATCACCGCATCTCCGTAACCCAGCTTCAGTCGGTTTATGATGCCAGAGCTCTGGCAGAGGAAGGGAAAACAGCGGAAGAGATCCGGAATATCCTGGAAAAAGAAGCCCTGGATGCCAGCATCTATATTGCAGTAGACACGCTGGAGTACCTGAAAAAGGGCGGGCGGATCACCCCTGCTGCGGCGGCAATCGGTACGGTTCTACGGCTGAAGCCGGTTCTCACCATACAGGGCGGCAAACTGGATTCCCACGCCAAAACCAGAGGCATGAAGTCTGCCTTCCGCACCATGCTTCAGGCGGTAAAAGATGACATCTCTTCCCGGTTTTCGCATCTGAAGGAACAGGGCGTTCTGAAAGTAGGGCTTGCAAATACGCCAATGGATGAAGATGCGCTGGAATCCTTCCGTTCCGAGATGCAGAAGAACTTTCCGGATATGGAGCTGATTTATTCCCCGCTGACCATGAGCATCGGAACCCATATCGGAACAGGCGGCCTTGGCATCGGCGTTTTCCGGAGTCATGTCTGACATTTTAATCATCCCGCGCATATAACACAAGAACCCGGCAGGATTCTGCTCTGCTGATGCACAATCCTGCCGGGTTCTTTTATAATTCCTTTTTCTCTGATTTTTTCATCAGACTCGCTTTCACCACTGCTCCCTGCCCATACCGGGCGTTCAGCTCATCCAGAGCTTTCTTCAGCTTTCTGTGTTTTTCATCCGGTTCTTCGGGAGGCGCAATATCGAAAATTGTCAGCTGCTCCGGCTCCGATTCGTCCGCCAGCTTGGAGGTTCTTATTCCCAGCAGCCGCACCGGCTGGCCGGTCCATACCTCCAGAAACAGCGCGCATGCCGCTTCGTAAAGTATGCGCGGATCATTGGTCGGTTTTTCAAGCTGCTTCTGATGAGAAATGGTACGGAAATCATAATATTTGATCTCCATGCTGACCATCCCGGCCTTCTGTCCGGCCTTCTTAAGCCGGCTCCCCACGCTTGCCGCAAGCTCCCGGAATACTGCTCTGACCTCCGTTTCAGAAACCGCATCTTCAGAAAGCGTGGTTGAATTTCCGATTCCCTTTGCCTGTTCCGGCTCAGACTGTACTACAGCGGTTCCGATCCCGTTGGCGAACTCCCACAGCATTTTCCCATGACTCTTCAGATGCAGGGTAATCAGATTCAGATCTGCCTGAGCCAGATCTCCTATCGTATTGATCTCCAGCTTTTTCAGGGTCTCCACACTGGAGCGGCCCGCCATATACAGTTCTCCAATGGGAAGCGGCCACATTTTCTCCCGGATCTCCTCCGGGAACAGCGTATGTATCCGGTCCGGCTTCTCAAAATCCGAAGCCATCTTTGCCAGAAGCTTATTGGTCGATATTCCGATATTTACCGTAAATCCAAACCGGTTCTTTATCCCGTCCTTGATCTCAAGGGCGCCGTCCACCGGAGAGTGATACCGGGATGCAATGGAGGTAAAATCCATATAGCATTCATCCACGCTTACCTGCTCAATTTCAGAAGTGAAGGTGCGCAGATATTCCATCAGCATCCGGCTCTTTTCCCGGTACATCTTATGATCCGGCGGTTCCATCACAAGACCCGGACATTTACGAAAGGCATTCGCAACAGGTTCCCCTGTGCGGATGCCATATCGTTTTGCGGCGGGGGATTTGGCCAGCACCACTCCATGGCGGGACTTCTGGTCGCCGCCTATAATGGCCGGTATCCGGCGCAGATCTACTGCCGCTCCTTTTTTCAGTTTTTCTACCGCTGTCCAGCTTAAGTAAGCCGAATTTACATCAATGTGAAAGATAATGGGCGTCATGCGGAATATCTTCCTTTCCTTTTCCCGGTTCTCCCGGCACAGTCTGTCCGCGAATCCCGTTACTTTTCCGTTTCCACATGGACAACCTGTCCTTTAATGTCTGCCTTCAGTTTACCGTCGACAGCATCGATCAGGATCGTATCGCCCCGGCCCACATTGCCGGCCAGGATCAGTCTCGCCGCAAGGGTTTCCACATTTTTCTGCAGATACCTCTTCAGAGGTCTTGCGCCGTACATAGGATCATAACCGCCTTCCACAATCAGGTCTTTGGCCTTCTCGGTCAGCTCGATCCGCAGTTCCTTCTCCACGAGACGTTTGTTCACATCCGCTGCCAACAGATCAATAATGGCACGAATATTCTCTTTCGTCAATGGCCGGAACATAATAATTTCATCCAGACGGTTCAGAAATTCCGGTCTGAAGTGAGCCTTCAGATCATTCATTGCCATCTCCTGGCATTTGCTGTCAATTGTGCCGTCGTCCTTGATTCCTTCCAGCAGGTAGCTGGCTCCGATATTGGAAGTCATAATAAGGATCGTATTCTTAAAGTCAACGGTACGGCCCTGAGAATCTGTAATTCTTCCGTCGTCCAGCACCTGAAGGAGAACATTGAATACATCCGGATGGGCTTTCTCGATCTCATCGAAGAGTACAACCGAATAGGGTTTTCTCCTTACTGCCTCCGTAAGCTGTCCGCCTTCGTCATATCCTACATATCCCGGAGGTGCTCCGATCAGTCTGGACACGGAGTATTTCTCCATGTACTCGCTCATATCGATACGCACCATATTATTTTCGTCATCAAACAGGCTGGCGGCAAGAGCCTTGGCAAGCTCGGTTTTTCCTACTCCGGTAGGTCCCAGGAACAGGAAGGATCCAATTGGTTTGGTCGGATCTTTAATTCCTGCCTTGGATCGGATAATTGCCTCCGTCACAAGCTCTACACCCTCGTCCTGGCCGATTACACGTTTGTGCAGTTCTTCCGCCAGATGAAGGGTTTTATTTCTCTCGCTTTCATTCAGTTTCGCCACCGGAATTCCGGTCCACCGGGAAATAATCCGGGCGATCTCCTCATCCGTTACGGCTTCATGAACAAGAGACAGGTCTTTTTCTTTTACCTTCTCTTCTTCCTCTTCCAGCTGTTTCTGAAGCTGAGGCAGGCGTCCGTACTGAAGTTCTGCCGCTTTATTCAGATCGTACTCCCTCTGCGCCTTCTGAATATCCCGGTTAACCTGCTCAATCTCTTCCCGGATCTTCTGAACGCGTTCTACGGAAGTCTTCTCATTCTCCCACTGAACTTTCTTGTTTGCGTATTCGTTCTTCAGTTCTGCAAGTTCCTGCTGCAGATGTTCCAGACGTTCCCGGCTGAGCCGGTCTTCCTCTTTCTTCAGCGCCTCTTCCTCAATCTCCAGCTGCATGACACGCCGACGCAGTTCATCCAGCTCGGTCTTAATCAGAGCGCAGGCCTCATCCACCAGATCAATCGCTTTATCCGGAAGGAAACGGTCTGAAATGTACCGGTGGGACAACGTCGCCGCCGCTACAAGCGCACTGTCTGTAATCTTAACTCCATGGAAAACCTCGTACCGCTCTTTCAGGCCACGAAGAATGGAAATCGTATCCTCCACTGTCGGCTCATCTACCATAACCGGCTGGAACCGACGTTCCAGAGCCGCATCCTTCTCAATATACTGCCGGTACTCATCCAGCGTGGTCGCACCGATGCAGTGCAGCTCGCCTCTGGCAAGCATAGGCTTGAGCATATTTCCGGCGTCCATTGCGCCGTCCGTTTTTCCGGCGCCTACGATTGTGTGCAGCTCATCAATAAACAGGATAATCTTGCCGTCGCTGTTCTTCACTTCTTCAAGGACCGCCTTCAGACGTTCCTCAAACTCTCCGCGGTATTTTGCTCCTGCTACAAGCGCGCCCATATCAAGGGAGAAAATCGTCTTTTCCTTCAGGCCTTCCGGCACATCCCCGCTGACAATTCTCTGGGCAAGCCCTTCTACAACTGCCGTTTTACCAACGCCCGGTTCTCCGATCAGCACCGGGTTATTCTTTGTTTTACGGGAAAGAATCCGGATCACATTGCGGATCTCTTCATCTCTTCCGATTACCGGATCCAGCTTCTGCTCTCTTGCTCTTTCTACAAGATCCTGGCCATATTTATTCAATGTATCATAAGTCGCTTCCGGATTGTCGCTTGTCACCCGCTGGTTTCCTCTCACTGTGGAAAGGGCGTGTAAAAATCCCTCCCGGCTGATACCGAACTCCCGGAAAAGCTGTTTCATATCTTTACTTGCATATTTTAACAGGGCAAGAAACAGATGCTCGACAGACACATATTCGTCTCCCATCTGTTTCGCCTCATCCTCTGCATGAATGAGGACATTATTGAGATCCTGTCCTACATAAGCCTGACCGCCCTGGACTTTCGGCCGCTTACCGATGGCCTGCTCAACTCTGTCAATAAAGAGCCGGCCCTGGATACTCATTTTTTCAAGCAATTTTAAAATCAGGCTGTCGTCCTGTGTCAGCAATGCATAGAGCAGATGCTCCTGCGCCAGTTCCTGGTTCCCGTTATCGGCAGCAACCTTTTCACAGTCCTGAACCGCCTGCAGTGATTTCTGTGTAAATTTATTTATATTCATGGCTCTCCCTCCTTTTCGCCACGTGTAATTCCGTGTTCTACCAGTAATATAGCAAGAATTGTTAGCCAAGTCAAGGCTCGAGTGCTAATTTTGGAAAATAAATTTTCAAATCCGGTTTCCGGGCCGTTATTCCGGATTTTTTCCTGCTTCTGAGATACCGTCCTCAGACCTATCTGCTATTTATTTTTCCTGAAAATGAAGATTCCGTGATATAATGATCAGAATGGACGCCTGCATCGGCCAGGCGCCCAAAATCGAGTTATTTAATTCAGGAGGCTGTTTTATGAATCCAACTGTCAGCATTATCGTACCCGTTTATAATGCAGAATCCTGCCTGTCCCGCTGTGTGGACAGTATTCTCGGACAGGAGTATCCGGACTTTGAAGTTCTGCTCGCAGATGACGGAAGCACAGACCGCTCCGGCAGCATCTGCGACGCCTATGCAGCTTCTGATTCCCGGGTCCGGGTTATACATAAACCTAATACCGGAGTATCCGACACAAGAAATGCTGCAATCAGCCAGGCCCGTGGAACTTATCTTCAGTTTCTGGACAGCGACGACTGGATCACTCCGGACGCGACAAAGCTTTTCGTCCGGGCAATGGAAGATACACAGTGCGACATGGTAATTGCAGATTTTTACCGGGTTGTCGGCGGACGTGTTTCCCATAAAGGGGATATTGATGACAGCTCTGTTCTGTCCCGGGAAGAATTTGCAGGTCATATGATGAAAAATCCGGCTGATTTTTATTATGGCGTTATCTGGAATAAATTATACCGAAGGGATATTATAGAAAAACATCATCTGAGAATGAATACCGAACTGGACTGGTGCGAAGATTTTCTTTTCAATCTGGAATATATCCTGCATGCGGAAACCTTCTATGCACTGAAAGCGCCTGTCTATTACTATGTAAAAACAAAAGGATCCCTCGTATCGCAGAGCGCCACAATCGTAAACTCCGTCCGCATGAAGCTTACGGTTTTCGAATACTATAACCGCTTCTACAAACACGTGCTGGATGAAAAAGACTATGAAAAGAACCGTTTTCAGGTTTACCGTTTCCTGATCGACGCCGCGAAAGACGGCACAGTTCCTCCCGCCATACTTCCCGGAGCCACAAAACTCGGAAGAGAACGGACAAGTATCTGTCCGGAGGCCGTAACAGGGGAAGGGATTCTGGCTTCCTTTTACCGCAGCCGCAAACTGCTGGACCGGTATCTGGAAATTGCCGCCCTGAAACACGGCCTTTCTCTGGATGAAATCCGGATGCTGATGTTTCTGGATCATGCCCGCCAGATCCGTACAAAGAAAGATCTGGCAGACTTCACCGGCATGACCCTGCGCGCCCTGACGCTTATGCTCCAGAAACTGGAAGCAAAGAAACTGATCAAGGCCGCCGAACGGCCGGCAGAAAAAAAGGCAAAATCAGGATCGTCTTCCCGCTCTTCCGGAAAGATTCTGGATATTGTTTTCCTGCCCGATTCAGGACCCGTTCTCCAGGATCTCCAGACCGTACAGAATGATTTCGACCAGGTACGCTTTTCAGGCTTGGATGACGAAGAGCTGATACAGTATGCGGTTCTTACTGAAAAAATCCGCCAGAATATTCAGGAAACGCTTCTTTAGGGCTCCCCGATATCCACAAAATCCGTTGCCACTTTTTCCCGAAACCGGATGTCATGATCAACTGCCAGCATAGTCGGCCGGCAGCGCAGCAGGAGCTGCTCGATCTGCATCCGGGAGAAAATATCAATATAATTCAGCGGCTCATCCCAGATATACAGGTGGGCAGGCCTCAGCAGTCCTGCCGCGATCAGGACTTTCTTTTTCTGCCCTTCCGAATATTCCTCCATGTTTTTGCCGAACTGGTTTCTGTCCACGTCAAGTTTCCGAAGGACAGCACAGAACAGACTTTCATCCAGATCCTTTTCCCGGCAGAAATCAAAAATACTCCCTCTCAGAAAAGACGTATCCTGGCTCACATAGGAAACCACCAGCCCCGGCGCAGTATACAGACTGCCGCTTTCCACACAGAGACCGCTTCCCGTCCCATTTTCCCCGTTCTCACATCCGGCCCGGCGAAGGATCATTTTCAGAAGACTGGACTTGCCGCATCCGTTGTGGCCTCTCAGAAAGAGCCGTTTTCCCTGGCAGAGTTCAAAACTCAGATTTTCAAACATACATTCTTCTGCCCCCTCATATCTGAGCGACAGCTGCTCTGCCCATACCAACGTCTTTTTATAATGTTCCAGAGGCATAATCTTCAGATCTTCCACCGACTCGATATCCTGCAGCAGGCCTTCCTTTTCCCGGATCTCCCGCTGTATACGCCCCTGCATCTGACGGACCCTGCTGTTCATCTTTTTTGTCTTTGCTCCGATATAAGACCGGGTTGCAATGGACCGGTCATGCTCTTTAACCGGATCAAATCCGATCTTCGCCCCCTCGTTTTTCTCCGCCCATCTCGTTGTCTTCTCCGCCGCTTTTTTCAATTTCCCGATTTCTTTCAGATGTTTTTCATTTTCCCTTCTGGCAAAGTCGTCCTTTCTTCTTTTGTTTTCCTCCCAGCTGGAGAAATTGCCGCTCTGCAATTCAATACTCCGGCGGTTCAGAACCAGCATATGATCCACACAGGCATCCAGCAGGTCCCGCTCATGAGAAACCAGAATGAACCCTTTCTTTCCCGCCAGGTAAGCCTTCACACTTTCTCTCGCCTCCTGATCCAGATGATTGGTCGGCTCATCAATCAGCAGGAAATCATTTTCTCCGGAAAAAAGTACTGCCAGCATAATCTTCGTCCGCTCTCCAAAGCTCAGCGTTTCAAAAGGCCGGTAGAGCGCCTCCGCATCCAGGCCCAGCCGATCCAGTTCACACAGAATGCGCCACTGCTCGCATCCCGGTTTCCACCGTTCTGCCAGTTCCGCCCCGGAACATTCCATCTCTTCCGCCCCCATCCGG